GCCCGCAGCTGCTTGCTGATCGAGATATTCTTCTGAAGTTTCAACCCAAATTAATGGAGAGAAGTCTTCAATCTTCTCTTTTGACAAGACTGGCAACTTCTTTGAATTGACCTCTTTCAAGAACTTTTTTGAGATTGACTTTATTTCTACTTCAACTGACGGTTTTACTGGTAAAGTAAGTGGTTGCTCAATCATCTTGTAACGATCTGGAACAAATTGACGTTCAACTTTGTCAATTCCGTGAATGTTCCATTGAGACAAAACATCCGTCGGTCGTCTAGCTGTTATCGAAACTCTCTTCTTTAAGAAGACCTCAGGAATTTCAAAGCCTTGAACTTTCGGAACTAGAGAAATCTGTTCTGTTAGTTTAATCAAGTCTTCGGCATTTCCAGAGTAATTCTTTTGGAGTTGATGTAACAAGTAATTAGCTAAACGCCCTTGGAATGGTGTTATGTTGTAATCTAATCCAGGTGGACGTGGAAAACCACAACCACCAAGTTGTTTAGGGATGAAAAGATTGAATCTGCCATTCGACGTTAAACGTTGAACTAGAGGCAGATTATAGAAGACAAATCTTTTCGCCAAACGATTCGGATTAGGAGTGTCTACAACAGCCTGTCTGTAGAGTTCTTCTGCAGGCATGTCTCTTAACACGTTACGAGATAGTCCCTTTGATTGAGCCAATAGTAATCCAACATTGACCCACTTAACTTTCTCAAATCTCACTTGATTGATCCCGTTCAAATCCTCGACGCACTTGAACATCTGACTATTAACCATCAGATAGTTCTCATGAACGTAGTTCTTGCCCACGGAGAGAAAGAATCCAGCAGACTTGATCTTGAGCTGCCAGATTGCATAAAGAGCATTGTTTGCCCTGAACAGTATGTCATCGCCGTTTACTAAAACTGCGAGGCGGTCGAACTCTTGTTTTGTTAATGGTCTTCCTAGGAATTCCTCTAGCGCTGCAATGTAGCAGGCTAAATTAACAATACACAAGATTGGGAAAGACAAAGTCGATCCCATCAACTGCCCGTTCGTTTGTAAGAAAGGAGCGAGTCTATCATGTCCAGAATCAGGCAAACCTTGTCTAAGCTCTGTTCCAGCGGCTTTCACATAAAAATGGGGATAAACAATCATTTGCTCGTACAGAACTGCTTTCAGAATTTCCTTAAGTCCATCTGACACTTTAAGGAACATCAAACATTGATCGAAGGCTTCCTTTGTGAAGCGAATTTCGACGTTGTCTGTTGCTCCAGAGAAGTCACCAGAAACCCAGAAAGGCTTTTCGCCTAATTTCTTGGTAAGTCCGGTTAGTTTCTCATCAGTCAGAAGAATATGGAAATGGTTTTCTGAAAGAGGTTCTCTTGTCAAAGCAAATTGTTTAAAGGCTTTCATCGATGACCATAAGGATCTTTGCATAAATCGTGATGTCCAATAGAAAAGAGGGTCACCAGCAGAAACGAGTCGAACTTTTAACGGTTCGAGAACTCTCG